GGATGTTACCTGCAAGAAGTTCTAGTGATGAACCTGCAGGTATGGGAGCATTGGTTACTAACTCTACGTTTTGGTTAGCTTCGTTGTTTGCTCCTGCTCTACTGCTTGTGTCTGAACTGAGTGTGACGGTGGCTGTAACTTGACTTGTTGTTGTATTACCTAGTATCAGACCTAGTATAACGGTTGTTGTACTACCTGCTACAGTGTAGATAACATCTGCTGACGTTACTCCTGCCTTTGTCACCACTTTAAATGTATTTGCCATACCTCTCTCCTTATCCTAATGCAATGGCTAATGCTGTGGCTTCGTTAGCTATAACTGTGTTTAGGGCTGTGCCGTTTACAGTTATTGCGTCTGCTTCAAGTGTGCCGTCAATGTCGGCATCGCCACTAATGTCTAAACTTGTAGCATCGACTTCACCTGCTACGGTGAGTACTCCACTAGCGACTGTCATTAAGTCTGTATCACCAGTGTGTCCAATGGTTGACCCATTGATTATTACGTTATCTACTGTGAGGGTAGTTAATGTCCCAAGAGATGTAATATTACTTTGGGCTGCAGTTTGTATTGTACCAGATAATTGTGTTGCTGTCAACCTTCCTGTGCTAGGATTATAGGTTAAATCACCGTCTGATTCTAATCCAATGTTACCACCGTCTACATCACCACCTGATGTAAATACAATAGCATTGTCTTCGTTTGTGCTTTCGTTGTCACTGATGGTTACAGTTGTTGCTACGGCTGCTGTGGTTGCATTTGCTACTGTAACACCTGCGATTACAGTGTTAAGTGCTGTGCCATTTACTGTGATAGCGTCTGCTTCTAATGTTCCATCAATGTCTGCATCACCGCTAATGTCAAGACTAGTAGCCTCTATTTCACCACTAGCTTTAAATATAACATTGTCACCACCGTCTACCTCAAAGATAATCTGATTGTCTGTACCAAACTTAATCCTATTATCTGCATCTCTACCTAGTTCTAGACTTGAATTTACTACAGAAGTAATTCCTGTTTGGGCAGCGTCTATTGCCATTGTAACTGTTGATGATGATGCACTTGAAGATAAACCTGTGCCACCTGCAATGGTTAATGTCTCGCTGTCTAAGTCAATATCAATAGTGCCACTATCAGTGGTTATGTCTAAATCTTCTGCTGTTAATTGTGTGTCAACATAAGCCTTTACAGACTGTTGTGTAGGCACAAGGGTAGCACTGTTAGAAGCCATATTGTCTTCATCTACAAATGCTGTAATAGTTATTGAGCCATCAGATAAACTACCGTATGTAATTGTGCCTGTGGTTGTTATTGCTGATGAGCCGTTGTCTATTGCACCAAAGCCACTTGTTATAGAACCACTGTTCAATGCACCTACAGTTGTAACATTAGAGAGTGTATCTAAGGCTGACTCAAAGTATGTTTCAAAATCAGTTAGGGCAACTTGTTTCATTGTCCCTGCATCGTTTACAACAACTCTATCAGCGTCTGCTAATGTTGTTGATGTGGCAGAGGTGTCACCATCCATAATGTTGAGTTCAGTAGCTGTTGCTGCTACGTTTGTGCCACCAATGTCAAGCGTAGTTACAGATATTTCTCCTGCCACTGTAACAAGACCGTTAGCTACTGTGATTAAATCAGTATCATCAGTATGTCCTATGTTAGAACCGTTGATTAACACATCGTCTATATCAAGTGAACCACCTGTGATAAGACCTGTTGTTGTTATAGTAGATGAGCCTGTATCTATTGTGCCAAAGCCAGAAGTTATGCTACCTGAGTTTAATGCACCTACTGTGGTTACATTTGATAATGTGTCTAGTGCTGATTCAAAGTAAGTCTCAAAGTCTGTGAGAGCTACCTGCTTCATAGTTCCTGCATCATTGACTACCACTCTGTCAGCATCTGCTAGTGTAGTAGAGGTAGCAGAAGTGCCACCGTCCATGACATTAAGTTCTGTAGCCGTAGATGTTATAGCAGTGCCAGCTAATGTAATAGAACCTGATACATCTAAGTTACCATTTAAATCTACCGTTGTGGCTGCTATCTGTATTTCTGTATCTGCTACAAGGTCAAGCTGTCCATCTGTGCTAGAGTTAATGTATATAGCTGTGTCACGAAACTGTAACTTTTCTGTAGACGCTACAAGTATATCATCAGAGAACTCAAAGTAGTCCTCGTCTTCCATCCACTTGAGTACACCGTCATTTGTTTCACCATCAAAGGTTACGGTTATGTCTGTACCTGCAGTCCCATCTCCGAATGTTAGAGATGTACCAAGTAGTTTTGTAATAGGACCACCTTCAGCAGTTGTGCCATCGTGTGTGTGTCCTGAACTCGCTGCAAAGGCTGCTAATAACTGATTAAATTCGTCATTAGTATGGGCAGCCGTGATAACATCACCGTCAGAGTATGAGGACTGTCTTGTGTATGTTGCTCCCATTTATCTTCTCGCTCCTGTTTGGTATTCTAGTTGAAAACCTTTTAGTGAATACGGTGCTGTTTCTCCACCGTCATTTACTCTTAATGCTACAGCAAACCCTGAACCTTCTACTGATTGTCTAAAGAGTGGCTGTGATGCTCCTCCGTATGTACCTACAACAGAGGACGATGTGCCATATGTTGTTGTTCCATATATCGCAGCTATGTCTTGTGAGTCTAACTCGTAGGCTGCAGGTCGTGCTGAGTCTTTTGATTCATAGTCGTATCTAACAAACAAGTCAGCGTCTATAGTTGACTCAGGTGCATAGTTTACAATGACACGTTGCATGTGCTTTCGTATACCTGCGTCACCAAATGTCATGTCAGGACTTCTATACTTTGCTAGTATAGCTGTGCCATCAAATGTGTTACCTGACTCTTGCCTATAGACATAACCGTTAGAGTAGTCACCATGTAAAACTATAACGTCCCCTGCTTTTACAAAGCTGTCTGTTGATGCAGGTTTAATCCCTCGTAGTTCTGAAAACTCAAACGCTTGTCCTTTTAGGACACAAGCTACACCTTTTGTAGAGTTTTGTCCTGTGCCATCTTTAGTAAAAAATATTCTATACTGCGTTCTATCAGGTATAACAACACTCTGAAACTCAGAGGCACTTGATAGGTTGTCATCAAATATAGACTGCACGTTTGCACTGATAGTGCCAATCTCAACGTCACCAATTCTTGCTGTACCTGCAACTGTTCTCAAACCATCAGGTCCTAAGAATATCAAGTCCCCTGCAAATTCCTGTATCGTGTTGCCGTTTATACATCCTATGTCTCTTGTTACAGCAGATACGGCAAAGTCACTTAATGTACTACCACTCAGTTTAAATATTCTGTTTTCACAAAAGATAAATAAGTTATCACGGAAAACTTTTAGACCTGTGATGGTATCGTCTACCTTTATACTTCCTGCACCACTTCCACCTGTAAAATCATCTTCATCAAATGGCACACTAAATACTAGCGTTTGTGGTGTGGAAGACTTACCTGCATAAAACATGTGGCTTTTAAACGCTGCCACAAACTTAGACCCTGCTACATCACTGTTACTTACGTCTGTCGCTGACATTGCTGTGTTAAACACAGTAGGAGCGTTTGCTCCATCAACGACTATTAACTTGTTGTTTCCGTCAAAGTTAAATCTTTCAAAAGCGTATGTCCCTGCACTTGTTCTACCACTGTCCCTCTCTGTCCAACTAGAACCACCTGCCGTAGCAGTAAATATCTTTTCACCTCTAGCTGCTACAACCAAGTCACCAAATGTAGCAACCATTAAGACTTGCTCTGTAGAGGAGCTTGTTTGTGGAACAACAGCATTAACGTATTTACTAAAACCGTTTATTCTTCTGTAGCCACCCTCAATGTCTGGCTCAAAGTTTTGTAACTCTAGGGCTTCTCCGGGTTGCATCAAAAACGTAGAACGATTTAATACAAGTCCTCCTTGACAGTTAAACGCAGCAGGGCTTGTCTGCGAAAGATCTGGCATTAGGTTAATGCTCCTGAGCTAAAGTATCCTGTGGGTTGCTGTATCATTGTTGAACGCACATACTCGTATTTGTTTACTAATAAACTTTGCATGTTTTTTATACCTTGTTCAAAACGAGAAAAGTTAAGTTGATACTGTGTTGTTTCTCCTCTGTATTGATAAACATAAGCGGTAGCTCCATCTATTATTACAGGGTCAAATCTTGCAGGTATGGTAGTTGTATCACCGTGAGCAGATAAATCTGTTGGAAAAGCAAAGTAGTCAAACTTTAGTGTATAAGCTCTGTTAGGAAACGGAAACAAAAGAAAGTTATTATCTAATGTCCTAACTATAAATCTAGGAACAGCACCATTATCAAACTGTGCAACAGAAGTGCCATTGTCGTGTGTTGCTGCTGTAGTGCTGTTAGCACCTCGTGTGCATCCTGTAAGAGTGTTAGTGCTAATACCTGTATACGTTATTTCTTCGTTTTCTATAAAAATAGTTCCAGTGCTGTCAAAGCCTGTGGAACTTGTGAGGTCTATTTCTGTTTCACTAGCGTCTAATGCCTCTGCTAGTGTTGTTGTCACTATCTCATCTTCTTGTGTTACATGTTCATTATTTATATATTCGTTGTACTGTAGTATCCTAAGATTTGCTCCTGATGAGCCAATGTCAGAATCTTTAACTATTCTTGCGGTGTTATAGTCTACGTGTTTAGCATCTGTGGGTATACTATATCTTACAATTCCCGGAGATAGCGTTTGTGATTTTGTAGTGTGATTAAAGGGATATTGAAACTCCCTTTGATTTATATACCGTATAGATTCATTTACAGCGTTTTGTGCTTGAACCTGTATACCTCTCGCATTGGAGAAGTTAGTTGAGGTGAGTTGCACTTCATTTAATCTCGCTAATACACTATTTGTTAATGATAAAAAAGTTGCCATTCACCTTGTCCTGATAGTGTAAGGGGCAAGTTGCCCTGCCCCAAACATTTTGAAAAGTTAAGCTAG